ATCATTTACAATCAATGTATTTGATGTATTACTCCATGACGAGACAAAGCCAGTAGCAAATGCACCTTCTAGCAATGCTGGTTGACCTTCGAGTGATGGTGATTGATAAACAAGTTCACCAGTCTTATAGTCACCAAATCCAGTTATGAGTTTAAAACTTTTTGCTTCAAGACCGCCAGTATTGTATTCATAAGTATTTGCAGTAACCTTACGAATAACCTTAACATTACTTTGTGGACCGTATAAGTAACCCCTCATTGAAAAACCAAGATTCCATTGCAGCATTCGAAGCTGTGCTGGCGGACCCTCAGATCCACTTGGCGCATAATTCACACTTTGCAAAATTACAGGCACATCAACAGGATTACCAACTCCAACCAGATCTAATGTCATGGTGTAATCTGGATTAAAATATGGCAATATTTGTTCAATCAATTGTGTTCCATCTTCTGTGTTTCGAACATAGATGTATAATGAAAAGTTGAAGTTATATGGCGCTAATGTGACAGTTTTAATTTGAGTATCATTTAAAGCACCAAATTGTCTTAGAAATGGAGAGAGTTTTCTTGTCGTATCATAAGCAATATCTGTTAATTCGAATGACATTCTTGGTAACGTCATCTGCACTCTACGATCCAAATTAGGATCTTGTGTAATACGTTGATAGAATTTTTCTTTTGTAATATAATTTAAAGGTACGGTAATTCTTTCAATCTCATTAGTTCCTGCTAAATTATAGCGATACAATCTTAGATTGTTGAACATCGTGCCGAAAGCGACGACCATTTTACGAGTGATTCGATGATAAAAATGTTGCCCAGATAACATCTTAGTTCTCGTCAATTGTTCCGAATGGATTAGATTCTGTCCAATCTAATATATTATCTGCTTCATTTTCTATAAGCACATTTTCTTCGAGAGCATCAGTTTGATTTTCTTGAGTATCGCCGCTTACAAGAGACCATTGAGCATTTGATGTTGCACCAATTACTAATGTATTTGCTGCAAATGAACCTTTAATGTTTCGCAAAATAAGTTTACGATCTGGTAAATCCCAACTTGAAACATATGCGCGCACTGTTGAATTTGCCAAAGAAGGACCTTGGTAAACTATTTCACGAGCCTCATAGGTGTTAGTTCCACCAACTTGCATCGTAAATTCAACACCATAAGCATTTAAATCTGCGACATTATCGATCTCATCTACACCCGTATTAATCACTTCACCATTATAATTAAATGCTTCAAGATTTAACGAAAACATATATGGTGAAACTTTACCAGCCTGGAAGAAGTTTACTTCTTCTTCAACAAACTTAATTTCCATTAGTTTTTGCTGAACAGGCAACCAGATCAAATCGCCTTCTTTTGGAACATTGCGAATTAGAGCTGGAACATATCGCTCAAAAGTGCGTCGCGCGACAGAAACCTTTGCTTCTTTTTGAATTTGTAAACCAAATTTACTAAAAAATTCTTGTTGACCTGTGAAGTCTTGAAATGACTCTAGATACATATCAATCTTATATGCTTTTAGATATACTTTGACAGGATCATCTCCGAAAAGTTTATCGAGCTCAGACTGAGATTCTCTTGGTAAATAATAAATGTCTATTCCATGATTCTTGATCGATTCAATAATCATGTCTTCAATGAGCATTTGCTCACGAATAGATCCCTGATTGTTAAAATATACACTGACTGGCATTTTAACCCACAAGCATCATTGGTGGTTCTTCATGTACTTCACGAAGTTTGACTTCTAATCTTGCAATTTCTTGAACCGCTTCTCCGAAGATGGCATCTCCATTAATTACAAGACCGCCTGGAAGTGCATAGTTTCCGTATTTCTTAATGTTGGCACCCCACTGTCTCTTAAAGAGTTGTGTTGTATACTCTTTAAGCCAAGAATCATTGAATACGTTTTGATAATAATTAATATCTACAATTCTATTTGCTTGAAAAGCAATAAAGTCGCCTTCGTCAAGTTTACCTTCCCAATCTTGCCATAGATACAGACGATTTGTTTTCTTATTAAATGTGTATGGAATATCACCTGTGATAATCATATCAAGCATTGACAAATGCTGACGTGCAATATAGTAATAAGTGTAAGAAGAAGCCGACAAACTATAAAAGTCATTTAAACGAATTTGATAGTTGATATCAAAGATGTTAAAATCAGCAGAATTGCTTGTAGAACTTATTGATGTCCCCGAGAAAGGAAACACTTTTGACACTCCGATAATGTTATCAGAAAGTGTAACATACTTATTAACGATATCTCCTTGAGTTACTTTGTGTGCAAGATACATCGTTTCAGTTCCATCGTAGTGATAGTCATGAAACATCTGTAATGCATCGTCAATTCGATCGTCTAATTGATCGTCGTCGACGTTAATATCGATAACTGGGAACCCTAGATTTCTTAAACAGAAGTCTTTAAGGGTGTTTTTGCTATGGGGTTTTGCCATTTAGAACCTCGCATGTAGTTCTATATTTAGTTATTCGACCAATCTGCCCTCTCGCGACGTATAGATAAGATTCGGATCCATATGAGCGAATTGTTCCCAATTAGGCTCGCCTTCTAGAATTCGTTTGCCTGTCGACTCTTCTCCGATATGTTCTATGATATGTTGACCTTCTGAATTCTTGAGTTGCGCAGAATACATCTGATGAAAATGATTTAAATATACCATAACCATTCCTTCATTAATATTAAACTTCCAATATTCTCTAAATGGGAAATCTATAATAGACTTTCGATATAGACTAAAGATAATCGGAAAGGTTTTTATATTCTTGCTGTAATGATATGATTTAAAGGGAGTATCATCAGGTTCAATCTGACTGGGTTTTTCATGAAAGTACCACGGTTGTCTTTGCAAGACTACAGAAGCCATTTTAGGATCGGTTTCAAGGCATTCGATCAGATCATCTACTTTTATGGGTTCTTTAAGTAAAACGTCATCTTCCTGATGTAGTATATAATCCACATCCATTCCTTGTAGGCTTGTGAAGAAATCAGACCAATTAACTGATAATCCTTTGTTAGTTTTATTATTCCAAATTTCAAACCCATATCGTTTACCGATCAGATCAAAAATGGCATCATTTCGAGTTCTAGGATAATCGTCTATGATTATTTTTCGAACTTCATGATTTCCATAATCTAGATTCTTTAAAGAATCAAGAGTCGGAAACAGATATCGTAACCGATTACATGAGAAAATTACATGTAGAATCTTCATTTAGTATTCTGTATTAAAAAAGAAGGTTTGAAATAATCTTCCGTTTTCACGATTGTTTCCGAAGTAATCTAACGATGCATGATACAAATTACCACGATATAAAACCAAGCGATTATATTTGTTAGAAACGTAGTCTGTCATTTCCCATTTGGTATAATCATACCCATCAAGTTGCGTCGCATCATTACTGAGTCTTTCATATTCTTTTGTTTCTTTATAACGATACAATGCAGTTCCAGAGGAAACTGGTGCATCAGGCGTTAGATAACAAACTCCAGCCCAAGTATTAAAACTATCGGCATGAATCCAAGTTCTATCAATGGCAGTACAAATTTGAAATGCACCAGTATATCCAGATTCTTCAAACCAATGTGTGATCTTGCCACCAGCTTTAGTCATGATATGTTGAATCGATTCTTTTAAATCATCAGGCAAATAAGGTTGTGTGCGAAGACCAGGATAATTGCCTGAGACCTCGAAAGGTTGAGTAAGTGCATATTCACGAACTAAATCTGGATTTGTATAGAAATCGTCTACAATTATAAGTTTTGTCTTCATACTTGACCTCAATAATACATAAATTTGCCAGAAGCGCCATCCCATCCAGAAACAAGCCAATCTGTTTCAATTAATTGATCTTTAAATGGTCGCGTTAAATAATATGAAAGAGTTTCAATGTCATATTGATACATTTCTTCACTATCAATAAAACTCATTGATGCCTCATTTATATCTATCATCTTATCTAATTGCGAACTACCAAAGCCATAAAGCACAGTGCAATATTGGCGAAGCATATCGTCTTCCTGAATGGTTCTTTCATCAATCATCCAATAATTCCAAGCATCGTTCCATTTAAACTGCAGTGGCTTTTTGAAGAAAATTTTATCTTTATTTTCTTCGATAAACAATGCATCATTAAAGTTGTCATAGAAATATCTTCCTGTGGCTTTGATGACAAAGTCATGACTTTGTATTTCTTTTTTAAAATGTTTATAGAAAGTGTTAAGCAACAAACTTTCGCAATAACTTTTGTTTAAATGCGTATTTACTTTCTCAAAAACAGTATATGATATTTCTTTAAGTGGTATGAACTCCACGTTTTTAAAAAAACTAAAAAATCCCATATACTCTCTGTAATCATCTGATGAGTCGACTATTTTTATCGTCGCATCTGGAAGAGTATTTTTAATTGAATTAATTGTAAAGAACGTTTGTCTAAATCGCTCCTCTTTGTCGAAAATGGAACGTGTTTTACTGTATGTAAATTTTCCATCTCTCGGTTGAATTGAGGAACCAACAACTACAAGTTTATTCATAGAATTTATTCTTTATGACTTTTTGTAGGTACTGATGATGCTGCTCATGTACTTTCTCATCGGAGAAGTTTAAACCCCATTTTCTGCAATTTTCTGATTTAATATTGTCAATCGATTCGATAGCAGTTAGAATAGATTTAAAATCGCGTGTACGATAACCTGTTTCTCCCTGTAAAACAATCTCAGGAAATGCACCCCAATCTGTTGTAATCACAGGAGTGCCAGAAAGATTGGCTTCAATAATCATGTTGCCAAATGGTTCAACATAATATGTTAATGCAATCAAACTCTTTGCATTCTTCATTAGTTCTTTTCTCTTCTCGGGTCCAGCATAACCAATCATCTCAACATGTGAAGGCGTTGTGCTATAACCCAAATGCTGTAAAGAACCTGGACCAGCAATAATAAGTTTTTTTCCAAGAATTGCTGTGGCTTGAATTGCTAGATGCACGCCTTTTTCTTCGCATACTCTACCGAAGAATAGAAAGTAATCATCTTTTTTGTCACTGTATTCAAACTCATCGACTGTAAATGGATTTGGAATTACTGCATCGAACCAAGAAGGGTTCATAAGCATTCCACGCTCACCATAAAACATATGCATTTGAGCATAAGAAGTGAACGCTCTATATGGAGCAAAAATACCATTTGCGCGATAACCAATCGAAGGTTCAACTGGCTTGAGTTTTGGATTCATCTCGCAAGCAAGTTTATTCTCAATTCCATAAAAGCATACAATTAAATCATCGTCGCTAGAGTTTTGTTTTATATGTGTTCCAATTTGTTCATTGAAACTTTGTATGTCTAAACCATCAATAGGAATATCAACGTGTTCACAATCCACCTGAGCACCAGGGATACCGTAGTGGATGATTTCGTAGTGCGGCGAAAGATGCTTGATATACTTGTATAGATGTACAGCAAATGGATCGATGCGATTCATCAACCCTGTAGCATTTCTTGGATTTCCTAAAGCGTGTATTTTCATAACAAAATTATAACTTATTTTGGCAAATTAATCAACTATTCTGAATATGCGCCGATACAAATATTGTTTCCACTTGTAATAAGTTCAGTATTAATTGCAACGTTAAAAATCGTTTGCTTTTGCTCAAACGAAACATTATTTACTTGCACATTACCATGAGCAACATGAATCCATTTGTATGGCTTATTTGTATTTATAGATTGATCTCCACTCAAAATCTCGAATTTTGTATAAGGAAGATTCAAATCTCTACCAGCGTCATCTTGAATGATGCAGCAAGTTTTAAAATTATTAAAATTTGTATTTAATAATTTATTAGTTGTCAAATATCCCCATCCATTATCGACATTATGAGACCCAAAGGTCCAATGCGATACGCAAGTATTTTGATCATTATTATCATTATACATTACAAAATCTGCAGATCCATCAATGCAAACACTCACATGCTCAAAACAAGCAAAAGTAATATTGCTTTTTATTCCATCTTGCACAAATGATATTTCACTGTTTATGAATGGGTGTGCTTTCCAATGTTTTATGTGTCCCCAAAATGATTTGACATAAAGATATTTTGCATCATCTTTAAAATCACCGTAGTGAGCCTGAAACGACTCATCTATACGAATATATTCCTCATTGTTTAAAATTGATATAATCATTTTAACCAAATCTTATGCAGCAGTTTACTTTTGATCCATCACCAGGAAAAACTGATCCAGAACCTAAATCAACTTCAATCATATTTGTATTAGCATTAAATGGTGAATAAGCCAATGCATCTTCGTCATAACCAAATCGATTTGCGTCGGCGGGTTCAAACTCCGCATCTATAGTTCCGCCAAAATAGATATAAGTGTTCGAAACACCACTGCTAAGGGTAGAAAAA